GGAAATAAGTTTTTGAGACCGAATGTCCAGTCTGGTGGCAAATCGGTGGTGATGGAGCGCCCACACAAGGCGCTCAGCACTATCCCTGTCGGCCAGGTACTGAGCAGTGATCTCATGGCAGAGCTTTCGGTCAGTCTGAACATTCGTTCTCACTCGAGGAGCATCTTCGTCAGAGACTGTTTCCGCTCCACCTCCTTCCAGGTGCTCATAATAGCGAATTTTAGAGTTCACAGTAATTGAGATCACATGGAGCTCAACAAGAGTATTATATGGCCAGGTATCTATATCGGCCTCTGACTGATCATTTAGCCATGACTGATAACTATCCGAACACCTCAATTTCAATCGAAATTTAAGTTTGTCAAATGTAAAAGATTCTATGTTTCCAGTGAGATCATAAAAACCATCGGTGTCACCCGACTTCTGACCTAGATAGTTCATTTTTATCGTCGTTCGCCGAGATCCATCTTGCGTCCACCGATGGGTTGGGTCGAATAACCAACCACCGTCATGATGGAACCAACGTTTTTCAAAAAGTACCAATACCTCTGGTTCTTCGATGGAATATTCATCACCAATTCCTTTTATGTCGGGGGCGCTGAAATATACATCGCCCGAATCCCATGTAAGGTAGGTTCGGGGTTCGTTATGGCTTATCCTGAAATATGGACTCTGTGTGTGTACCGTTGTTTTTTGGCTCGTTCCCTTATAATTCTGGAAATTAACGATCACTCCCTTCTCTTTCGAGTCAGAGAGCTTGAGAGGTAAATCCCGGATGATGTCCCCGGCGGCCGCCGAGAATTCATCCGTTGCCAAGGGGTCTTCCTCTGCAAAGGGAATAATGGCCAGACTACCATCAGTGAGCGTCTTTGGAACATGGCCATACTCAAAAAGGAATTCTTCCAACCGCTTCCGGGCGTCCTCTCCTCGCTTGAGGGTGAACACCTGTACATCCCTGAGGATATCCGGCGCGTGAATAGTCCCGGTCCAGCCCGTCTTATCTATGAGCCAGTGAACCAGGCTATTGGTTCCAGCCGACCGGCAGACAACCCAGCCGTCCACCCAGGTGATCTTCTCAAGTTCCTGCTCTGTGGTGGTCTCCAGCTGTACGCTGGCGTCCAGGGCTTCCATCTCGATGGAGTCACCAACACCGAGCCCAGAGAACTTCACTCCAGTTGTTGGCCGGAGATACCCAGTAAATAGAGGTGTAGTATCCTCGGCAATGATCACCCGTGTGATGTCTTCTTTGCCTGATACGAACTGGTAGAGCCCTTGGTTATACCCAATCGTCCACTTAGCTGTCGAAATGGCTGGCTTGAAGTCCCGACCATGGAGAACCTCATTGATCTGGATCGATCCGCGGCGAACAATATTGATACCTCCATAATCGTGGAGGTCGTAGGTTGTAGAGCCTTGGGTTAGGTAGATATGGATCAATTTAAGTAGCCCTCTCTTTTTAAGCGCTCGATGTTTTCTGATACTTGTAATGCGGTTTCACGCGGATCTGATCCGTAAAGGTAAAAATTGAAAGTACTCCCGCCGCCTGTTAAGCCTAACTCTTCAAGTTTTTGTTTTCGCAAGGGAAGCACGACTTCTGCCTGATTATTCTCACCAAACCTACCTATGGTACCTGCGGTTGTGCCAGGAAAATATCCACCATCGTAGAAGGCTGGAACCTCTGGGGGTTTCTGACTCCAAATCATCCCTTGTTGGAGAGCTCCTGCTGCCAAAACTAAGGCTAATAAGAAAGGATTGGAAAGAGCCTTGGTCGCTTCGACTGCGGTATTTATTGCGGCTTCTCCTGCTGCAGAAGCTTGTTTGTTTTTAAACTCTACCATGGCGATTTCAGCCTTTTTCTTAGCAAGATTTTTTTCTATGTCTTCTCGCTCTTTTGCGGCATTGATTTCAAAATCAACAGTTGACTTTCCAGCTTCTTCACGGAGGGTCATCTGTTGATCAACATATTCATCATGTGCTGAAAGCTGTTCCTCTAATCGTGAAAGCTCTGACTCCAAATTAGCGATTTGCATATCCTGCATCTGATCGAAAAACATGCCAACGGTACGGGTGATAGCATCATAGGTAGCACCATAAGCCTCTCCAAATTCTTTTAAGTGTTCCTTTAAACGATCCAAGTCATCTTCCGATAGTAATCGGGATAAAATCGAACCAGAAATCTCACCCACATCACCAAAAGCATTTGCTAGAAGACCTTCAACTTCTTCCGCAAGTTGTTTTAGTCGCCCAACTTCATCGCTTATATACCCTAGTGATTTTCCGTATTCCTCCAACTGTTCACGGGATTCGTCAGTTGAGGCACTCGCCATTGCACGATCCCAACCTTCACGCATCTTTGTGGCCGTGCTCTGAGCTTCCTGCCACTTCTCAAAGCTTTCTGTGAAGGGATTCAGATTCAAGCTCGGGGTAATGGAAAGGCTCAAAGTGTTTTTGATGATTTCTTTTTGCCTGTCTGTAAGCCCTGCAAGCTCGGCGGCGGTTAGCGAAAACTGTCCTGCCAGCTTTGCGACTTCGGCAAGACGGGCTGTTTCATCCCATCCCAGGGTCAATGACCTCCTGTTGAGGATTTCAATATTTTGCAAGTAAGCAGCATACATGCGATCGAATTCAGACAGCGAGGCTTCACGACGCATTTGAGAAAGTTCCGCTACTGTCTGAGCACGGATGCGACGCAGGATAATAAGATCGCGATTGGCCCGTTCAACGAGTTCTCTTGAGGCGGAGTGCCCATCAACTCCACTAGCCTCAACTATTTTTTTATCAATATCAACGATTTCAGCCTGCTTGCGTTCTAGATCAGTTTTATAACGATCCAGAAAGCTTAAACGCTCTGCAGCTTCTCTTACGAAAGCCTCTTCTTTTGCTCTTCCGGCGGCGTTAATGNGTGCTGCCNCATCCTTAGATTNAGCTGTTNGGATATTNNCACGAACAGTTNGCAGAATACCATTGAGCGAAGAAAGCTCAGCCTCGCGTTCGGCGATTTGACGCTCGATCACGGCGGAATATCTTCCGTACACCGGTGCTCCTTGAAGGTGTCTTCTATCTTCAGCCAATGACCTTTCTACCTCACGAATCCTCGCTGTGGTCAACCTAAGTTTTTCTGCCTGGTCCGTGGTTTCTTGCATAGCGGATGCATATTCTCTTGTTTGTTCTGCTGCAGAATCTGTGGCAGAAATAATGGCCGTCACCACGGCAGCTAGACCAGTAATTATGAGAGCTGCCCATCCAATCGGGCCGGTCATGGCACCCCAAAAGGTTGTAGCTCCACCGGTGAGCTGGGCAAAGCTCGCCATGAGCGCGGGCTTGATTAAGTTGAAAGCAGTCAGTGCTCCAACAACTCCAACACCAGCGGCCGCCAAGACACCTAATGCTACAGCAAAGGTTCGAACTGGTTCAGGCATACCTGTAATAAAGCCCACCACCGATCGCAACCCGTCCACAATACCTTTAATAAGTGGCGCAAAAGAATCAAAGAGCGCTTCCTGCATGTCACCAAACTCTCCTGAGAGAGCACTGATTTTGCCTTGGAGTGTTCCCATCGCTGTTGCGGCTTGACCTTTGTAGAGTTCTGATACCATTTTAATGGCGTCACCGTTTCTCAACTGCTCTTCCGTGAGTTCTCGTACTGCTGGCACGGTAGCCCCTAAACCTCTGGCCTGACCATCGAGTGTGAGGTTGAGAGCATCCATGGCTTGATTTAGACTCATACCGCTACCTGCGGCCAAATCAGCGGCGGCGGTTGCCATGGATTTCAATTGGTCCTCGCTCCTACCAAGTGCAGCATAAGATCCAAGCAAGGATAGAGTCAGCTCATCTCCAAAGCCCGTAGCCGCTTGCATGGATGAAGCAAATTTTTGAAGTCCTTTACTCTCAAGAGAACGTCCTTGTATACTAAGTGCGGCATTAAGGCGCTTCACCGCCTGTTCTTGTTGCCCCCAGGCTTCGACCATGTCGGCACCGAACTGTAGAGCTTTCTGGGCAATCTGAAGAAGGCCAAGGGCCTGAACCAAGTTACCAAATCCTTGAGTAAGATTATCAACAGCAGGTTTGCCGTCTTCAATGTATTTCATGGATTTGCCGAAGCTTTTCAGGTTCTCATCATCGGGTGTTTTTGCAAGTGCTGCATTGAAACTATCCTGTACTTCTTTAGCTTTTGCCGCTTCGTCTTTGAACCGTTTAAAAGCTTCTTCAAATGCTTGGAAACCGCCTAACCCATCCTGCAAATTCTCAGTAGCATTAGCGGCTTGTTGGATACCAACTTTTAAGTTGGTCAACTCGCTCAAAGCGTTTTGGATTTCAGTTTTGACAATAAGTCGCAGTGTCTCTTCAGTGGCCATTTTTCCCCTCAAATAGAATTACTTTGCAGTAGGACAAAAGATGCACAAAACGTGCCGGCCAATTAAACCAACCATCTTCCCACGGAGGTCCCCAATCTTGAATTCCTTGGTAAATGGACCAGATGTATCGGGCGTTATCGGACTGGGTGTTCCATGCTGTCAAAACCTCCGATTGTGGATAAAGCTCCTTACCTATTTGGAGCTCTTGCGTATCCTCACTGCGGTCTTGGACGAGGCCCTCCGGCTTGAAGTCTTCGACGATAAGTCTGAGGGCGAGATAAAGCTCGTTTTTTTTTCCAGGTTCTGGCCGTTCCAAATATGGAAGGCGATNTCAAAGACAAGCTGGAATAAATCCGCAGGCCCCTGTACCAACTGTTCCCCTGTTGTTATTTCAAGCTCCTCTAAACCATCGATCTTTTCCACAAGTTTTGTGCAGTATGAAACTGCGAAGTCCCTAAGTTGGCGGCGGAGCTCTTGCTCCGAAAGGTTGTCATCTAGCGCGTCTTTGAAAGGCTTTGCCCAATCTTCATCCATAAAAGATTTCACAATTCCTAAAAGATTGGCAGCGTTCCAGGATGCAATATTCGTCATTCTTCCAAGGACAAGAGCAGCGAGACCCGCTAAAGGTGACAGGGCCACAAGGTCGGCTTGCTCGGCAAAAGTTGGCCAGCGAAAATGTATCCTGATCTGGTCTTCAGGGCCAAGGTCCGCGTTATGGTTCCAACTGGGAATAAAGTCCGACTTACGTTGTAGAATTTCTGATATTTTCATGCCACCACCACGCTGACGCTTCCTTTTGCCAAGAGCGCATCGCGAACTACCTCGCATTCAATCATGGCAATTCCCGTTTCTTTTGCTGTGATGCGCCCTTGCTGATCAACCGAAACAACTTCGGGGTTACTTGAGCTCCACAAAAAAGAACTCCCCTCGAGGGCACGAGGGACAACAGGCATAATTTGCTCTACGTCTCCTTCACCCATACTGAAGAAAGACGGTTGCAGGGCCAATAGAGCTGGTTCTTCGGGTTTCTTATAACCCGTATGCACGGCTATCGGCCCGGCGCCGTTCAATCTGATCATACTGTGACCGTGACAACCTTAGTGGCACTTGCTACAACTATTCCCCAGTCTAACACCTCGCAGGTAATAGTTGCGGTTCCGGCCGCCATTCCAGTGACCAAACCGTTCTGATCCACAGACGCTGTGACAGGGTCGCTTGAAACCCAGCTCAGGGTGTAGTTGGAAGGTGCATTCACGAGGGCTGGTGTGATTTGCGCTGTAGCATCCTCAGCAACCGACACCAAAGCAGGGGACAAAGTCACCGTACTGATCAGCTCGATATACTTGGGCAAGCCCTGGACACTGAAAGTCACATCGAACGACATTTTATTGCCGACTGAAACGCCCTTTGAAACACCTTTAATGGCGATATTCACCTCATAGAAGTGAGTAGCGTCAACAAACAGCCGAGCCTTCACAGTCAGAGAACTGTTCGCAGCGGCGATAAGCGTTTCAGTTCCACCTTCTTCGCTGGTTCGGGTATAGATGTCGGCAAAAAGGCCGATGATCTTCTGCTGGGCTTTTGAGTCCGTGCGAAAAAACATGGTCATGCTTCCATCAACCGAGGTCTGATCAGGAACTTCGTACTTTCCGTTATAACCCAACGGAGTCAAGTCCTGCATGCTAAAACTTGGGTTCATTTTCCAGTCTTGGGCACGTACATCCTCATAATTTTCCGCACCCATTTTGATGCGGACCTTAGCCTGTTTGCCAAGCTTTACATTGAAGCCACCATTGGCGTCAAAAGGGTTCATATTTCCTCCTCTATATTTTCAAAATTGATTATGACTTCCAGAGACCACGTTTCGTAGTACTCAAACGGGTTTTCACCTGGAGCTTCATTGCGGTATAACTGCCTGTCTACAGCCGATGTTCGACGAGCGTTTATAATTACCGGGACGGCCAACAAGACCCAACGGACTCTTCCAAGGCGAAATAAACGTGCGTGCGATTTTGTTTGATGCATTCATCACCTTTTTCAACCAGGTTTTATTCCCTGGGCCTTTAGACTGAATCGTTAACACGAAATGCGCTTCGACTTGTTCTGTACCCATTCCTTCGTCTTCAGTCTGGAAATCTGCACCTCCGAACATCAGTCTCAGATGAGCTTCTTTTTTCTCCGGGCCAGTAGGTTCTACAATGACTTCTAGCCCCAACTTCTCTTCAAGCGTCAGTCCGATTGCCTCGGGGATATCTTCTAACTTCACCTTTGACCCCCTCGGTTAAAACCGCCCATCAAGTAATTCGTGAGCATACTGCCGATGATGGACAAATCTTTTTGATCAGGCATTAGGAAAGGCCGAGCCGGTATAGTCACCGATGTTCTTCGGATAAAAACCAAAGAGGCTTTCTCCTTTCCCTTTTGAGCTAAAACAGCACGAGGCCGCCAGATGATTTTGTACCCTTGACCCACAAGCCCCTCAAGCACATCCCTGGGACTAAACCCTAAACTGCGCTGTAAAGCGCGTGTCCAACTCGACGCTGGAATCAACAGCGTCTTAGCTGACTTGGCCGTGATAGTTCCACCCCTGTGTAACAGACCCGCCGCCGGATGGTTTGTTCCGATAATGACCGAGCCGCCTTCAACGCGATGTGTCAAAGAGTTTTTAAGGAGACCTCGATCGTTTAGAGGCTTTGTGCTGCCCTTTACTGAGACGGTTAAAACCGAGTTCTGAGTAAACCCTCCCAATGCGATTCTTTTACCTGTGGCTCCAACCAAGTAGGACCCGATTTTATCCAGTCCTGCTTGCAGGTTTTGTGGTTCAAAGTTCGTATTGGCGATCAATCTTGCTACAGCCATCACAGGACCTTTTTCTGAACAGGGCCAGAAATGATAACTGCGGAAGTTAAGGGTTGCTTAACACCTCCATTCTCATAACCTTCACCGTCGAATCCTGGCCCGAATTGACTGCGGGCCAGTTCAGTGGCGGCTTGTTTTTTATCCTTAGCCATGGCTTCCACCTCGGCAAAGGCATAGAGCTCGTAAGTAGCACGCTTGAGAATAATCTCTGCTGTGACGGCGTCGGTCTCATCGAGGGTGATAGCCAAAGGGCGAGTCTTACCAATCAGCCAGGTGCGTGCCTTACCTAGGCAGCGCTCTGCGACGGTTTCATCCCCATCGGACAAAGTCTCGAATTGATCTGCTCGCAGTTCTTTGCGGAAATCTTCAAGCGTTACCACCATTTTCTCCTTAGGTAAGTGCCACGGCTTTCACCAAGGCTTTTGCATTGACCACGGGCAAGGGCTTGCCGGTACCGATGATTTTGTACCCGGAAGGGTCATCGACCTTTATGGCCTTGCTGAAGAAAGGCAGGCCGGCAAAGTTGGCATCCAAATCATCTACGCTGGCATAGAAGAGTTTGTGTCCTGCGTCCACGTCTACTGCAAGAATGCTCTTAGCTGGAATTCCCGAGACCAAGTTCCCCGTTGAAAGGTCGGTGTAGCTGGCGGGCATGAGCGTCACGGTGAGATTTGCTCCCATCCTGATGTTACCCTCGCCATCCAAAGAAGCAATGGCGCTATTGGGCAAGGCGCCGATTTTCCCGATTAGCACACCGTAAACGTCATAGTCCACAAGGAACTTAACGCTCCGTCCGTAGCCGTTTTTCCGTAGTTCGGCCACCATTTTTCCAAGGTCGGCGACAATATCTGCCATGGTTGTGGTCGTTTGCTCCCACTTTTTGGTAATAGTTACGGTGGCGGGAGTACCGAAGTTCACCTCATAGGAGAGGGTCGCACCGTCCGCCTTCATGGGGTAAACAATCCTACCAGTGAGTACCTGTGACGCCAGGGCTTCAGTGGTTTGGCGCACAGTCTTCCGCAGAGAGTCGATACGGTTATCGATGAGCTGCTGGGCGGCTTGGCCTGTCATGGACATAAGGCTATTCATGGTCGCCGCATCCATAAAGCTGTGAGCTGAAACGGGTTGAGGCTCAATGAGCTTGAGGCTTCCGTCGTTTGGCGCAATACTGATGGAAGAGGAACCGCGACGAACCACGGGAATATTGCTCGAAGGAAGGCCGAGGTCTTCAAAGCCTACGGTGGGCAAAGGGTGGTTAATACGGTTGGTCTCGGGGAAAAGCATATCCACCACAGGGGTATGCATTTCGGGCAACCGCTGCAGGCTGGCCGCGACGGCCTCCCGCGTGAAAAATTTTCTGATATCGTTGTTCATGGGTCCTCCTTACTGTGCCCAGATGGTGATAGCTTCCAGAGCGGCGAGATCGTCCGCATCAGGAGCCGACGTATCGACTAAAAGCTTGTCCAGTGCTACGGTTCCGTGTACGATGACTACTGCGGCATCATCTGTCGAAGTATCGATATCGTGTGCCAACACACCTACTGGTGTTTTAAGCGTAGCCACATCAGCCGGGTCGTATGGGACAATTTCTCCATTGCTGTCTTTGGCCAAGATCAAGCCCGCCTTTAAAATGCCGTTGTCAACGAGCGCCACCATGGTCTTCATGACCGGTGGGTGTACGTTGTCGGCGACCGCAGAGTGGGTTCTATCCACACTTCCAATAATTGCGTTCATTCTAATCCTCCTTATATCCGGCGCATGAGACCGGTCATATCAATGATTGATTCCGGTTCATCAGTGAATTGATGGGCACCGGGCTTGACGGGTAACGGTAGAGACTCGAAGATTTTCTTCAAAAGGGCTGCTCCCTTGAGCTTGATAGTCTCTTCTCCGTCCGCTAGTTCGAACTCTTCTTCAAGGTCCAGCCTGTCCGCAAGGGCCATAACAAGCGGCAAGGATGCAGCAGGAACTTTTCCCGAAATCGAGGCTTGGAGCCCAGAAAGCAGGGAATCCCTTGATGCTTTTTGAGCGGATGCCAACTGAGCCTTGAGTGCATCTTTCTCCGGATCCGGAGAATTCTTTGTGAGGATGTCAGACAAAGCCTGAACCTGGTCTTTAAACTCGGTTGGCACTGAGCCGGAAACAGCCATTTCAAGGCCCCAACCAGCTATGCGATCGATGATGGCTTTAACATCTTCCAGCCGCCATTTGAGATGTTCTCGCTCCTGCCCCATGCGCGCCAGGAAGGAGGCTTGATCTTCAAGATCGCCGAAGTTGAAGATGGCTTCAGTGGGACAATCGGCCAGGTTGACAGCTAATTCCTTAAGGCCAGGGACCTTGGGTGGAACCGCACCAAGAAAGGCTAAGTGGTGTAAGTAACGCTTACCGTCGCTTGCCCGCTTTGGTGCACCAATTGACCATTTTTTATAAAAGCCTTCTTCGACGGCATCAGCTAAGAGCTGATGGATTTCAATATCACCTTCAAGTACGGGTTGTCCATTCTCTTCATTAAGAGAGACACTCGTAACCTGTCCGAAAGCTGGCCCATAGTCGGCCAGCTGGTGACCCAGTGTGATGGGGCTATCCCCAGAGAAGGTCTCAACGATCTCCTCCAAGTCCTTTTTAGTGACGGGCGTGCCCGCTTGACCAAATACGCCGGTTCGCGCCAGCTGTATGCGCTTTTTCATAACCCTAGTTTATAGCTGTTGCTAGTTACTAAGCTGTAATGTAGTCCGAATTAATTCAAACAAATATCTCCTAATGGACCCGTGTAAATAGGCAACGTTGAATGTAAATCAACGAGACGTTTTTGAACGATTTGAAAATACTTTTCAAGCGTTTCAAATCCAATAAAACAACGATTTAAACGCGCCGAAGCGAGAGCCGTTGTACCACTTCCCATGTAAGGATCCAGCACACATGCTCCCGGTCTTGAATAGGAACCCACGAGCCATTCAAAGAGTTCCAAGGGTTTCTGGGTAGGGTGAACCGGTTTGGCGACGGAATCAAAACGAAGGACGCTCTTAGGGTGGCGATATCCATCATCTTCCCAGACAAAGTTTTCAGCTGCGGGGCCTCGAATGGCGTAGGTGTTGGAGGTGGAGCGATTTCGTGTCGGTGAACGCTTTTTGACCACAGACGGCACCTTGAGTGCCTGGTATGCCCCCGTGCGCGGATAAAAAACCAAAATCATCTCGTGGTTGCGCATGGGCATCTTCTTTGCATTAAGGAATCCGACTGCCCTGGTTTTTTCCCACACCAGGTCGTAGCGAAACCATTTCGGGTTTCCAAGGACCATTTCCATACCAAAACGGAAGGTTGCCGTAAGGACTACAGCGCCTTGAGGCTTGAGGAGCCGCACCCAATGCCTCCAAAGTTCTTTGATATCGGGCTTATTGTCCCAGGAACAATCAGTGATACCATACGGTGGATCGGTAAGGATAAGATCGATACTTTGGTCTGGAAGTGAATCCATACCCCTAAAGGTATCTCCAAGCATTAAACGAATGTGAGGTGATTTGTTCATTCACGTGGTGTAACCAAATGCCTAAATGGAGTCAAGTGAAAGCAAGAAAACGCTGGCAGGAGCCCGGCAGGACCGGCGGCATCATCTTTATTTATAACTTTGGTAGCTTTACCTCAAATCAAAGTGCTTTTAATTTCAAGATAATGGAATACAACTTAGCCATGGATAAGCGGTTCCGCGACTTTGCTAAAGAGGCCGAACAGTAATTATAGGTAGCAGAATGACTGTGGCGGGATGGTTGATCCCGTCACTTCTTTTAGTTTCAAGGGTAAGGGGTACCGTTTAACTTCACCGACCTTAATCGCATAGCCCTTTTTCTTCCCTTCAAAATACTTACCGAAAAATTCCTTTGTTATACCAGCGCCTTCGCGAGAAGTCGTCCAAAGGTTTTTTGGGTGTGCACCAAGAATTCCTTCAATTTGAAATTCACCGATGACTCTCCCAATTGGCTTGGAAGCATATATAACTACGGTTGTTATATTTGGCTTCTGGAATAGAACTTTCCTAAACTCATAGTGCTTGGAGCCGTTAAGTATCTTTTCCGCATATTCAGGTTTAATTGACAATAAGACTTTCATTCCCCTTCCCCTCTTTAAATATAGCATAAAACTGTTCGTCTGATAGTTGAAGGAATCCAAAATATTGATCTCCATCCATTCCCACATGTTCTAACATCCATCCTCGTGTTGGCCGTCTCGGGAGAGCATAGTTATAAGTGAACTTGATAATGGTATGGTATTTCTTTATTCTAAACTGTTCTCGAAGTTCTTCTTCCGTAAAGACGCTGTAGTCTAGAGTGTAGTCCAGAAAGGTTTCTGCTGTACTAAAGTTGTAAATGGATTTCACTTCCTCAACCATACAAACGGATGTAACAACAGAACGAAAATGAGCAGGCCCTGCATTGTCACTAGTCCGATAGATCAACAGAGTATCACCGCGCTCCAAAGTATTGGTACCTCTCATTCTGGTTAAATAAACTTTGTGAATACTGTTTGTGTGAGAGATATCTTCAAGAATCTTTTTAGGGTCTTCCGTTTTTAAAATCGAATCCGGAAATAGTCGAGTATGCCATACTGGATAAATTGAAAGAAGGAATTTGCGAGATTTAGAATCAATATATGGATAGTCTTTGATTTGATTTCCTGTAAGGAATCCCATTTTTTTTAATAATACTTGTTCTGTTCCGGAAGATGTTGTTTTCGTACCTTGTTTTCTGAAACCGTAGTTTTCCAGCAATTCAATCAAGCCGTGATGTTTCTCGAAAATCGTAGTGTAAACTTCACTGCAGTTGTTAAGGAGGGCTGCGTCCAAAGCTTTCTTAATGAAGCGTTCACCCAATCGTGTTCCATGGGGATTAACTTTTAACGTCCCAATTTTTAGTCTTATTGTGGATTCACGTGATGGAGAAACATCGTCAAGAGAACCCGTCTCAATCTTCAGATAAAGAAATCCTTGTAATTCTCCATCATATAGAATGAAAAACGCTTCTTCTTCTGCCTTCTTAAGAAACCATCCCCGGAATTCTTTATAATCAGATTTCAAGGTATCAAAGAAAGGATCATTTAGATCGATATCCTTAAATTTGCTTCTATCCATTATTCCCCCATATTTAGAATACCCAGCTACTTAACTTCAATTGACCATCCCCTTCATTATCGAACTATTGTGTGAAGGGATTTAATTTCTATAAGCGATTCCATATCTTAGTACCTGAGCCACCTGTAAATGGCTCTCATTTGTTTCTCGTTTAGATCAGCTGATGGTACGAGACAATGTTTTCTAGGACTAATCAATAAATCTTTAAAACCGCTCATATCTTGTTTTCAAAAAACAGCCCTTTTAAGCCGATTTCCCAGGAAAACGTCTCTTTATACCAGCGGAGGGCGGGGTCGCGAATTTGAACGGTTTTTGAACGGGTCTCAGGGCAAATGGCGGCGTGAGGACAGCCCAGATTTACACCCAGGAGAAAGAAAAGCCTCTAACCTGTTGTAGGAGGACTAAAAATGCTTGGCGATGTGATATTTATGGGTAATGCGATATATGTTCAAGTGAACGAAGGCGGCACCTTGATGAGGCTGGGGAAGCCAAGATGGTGGAGAGTTCTTAGTTTATTTATTCTCAGGGCGTTTGGAGGTATGCGTCACCCCAAAGAAGTCATCGATTACTTGACCCCTTGGCGCCGAATGAGAATCTTTAAATAGAGAAGTGTCGAACTTTTGATCCCGAACGGGGCGTGGTCGATCTACTAACGTGACCTTATAGATTATCGAACGATTGCAGGTAGGCATGTAGGACCTGGTCATTCTTCATGCGTGCAATGATGTGCATGAAAACCGGTTTGCCTTTTCCATCTTCTACCGCGTCCATAATCCACTGGTAATTAGATTTTGAAAGGTAGTCTGCCAGAATATTCACGTGAGAGATTTCCTTTTTGGACTCAAGGTGAACTACATCAATAAAAGTGCCTTTACTTTCATCGATATCGATCCTGGCTATTCTGAAATGCCCCCTGATTACTTCATCTGTCTCTTCGTGGCGCGTCCTCTTAGCTGGCGGATTCGCCTGCTCAATTTCAGCGGGAGTTAGAGTAGTACCATTGATAGTTATCGTTTCTGGATTCGCAGCTACAAGCTTTCTCTGTACCGAGTCTCTAAAATCAACAGCGCTTTCAAAAATGTTTTCAAAAGTATGATATAGCTCTTTCTTGGTTTTTTCTTCCTCTAATGCTTTTCGTTGTTCGATTTCTGCCAGTTTCACCTTGGTGAGATTTCCCATGATTCCAGAAACCAATTTTACAAGGACCCATGCGATGGAGACAATACCAATGCCTATGAGAATCTGCTCTCCGGTCATGTTCTTCAAAACCTCCGTAATATCAATATTAATATCCGTCGAACCTTTACCCACCTTGATGTTGAGTTCAAGTTTCTTCTTCTCATCACGGGTGAGCCTTTTTCCCTCACCCTTTGTCTTGGCGTAGATAGCATAGATCAAATCTTGAATTTCGAGTAGCCCTGCCATTGCCGAGCTTGGAAGAGAAGAATTAAACTTCTCCCCCTTAAAGGTTATATGAATGTTTAAAAGCTTGGGATCAATGACTGACTATTTGAGCATCTTTCAAAGAATCGATATCTGCTATTGATTCGCTAAGAACCCTTTCAATTTCTTCTTCAGTATTGATTTCGATCTTCTTCATCTTCTCTCCTTAGTTCGAACACATATCCTCGACCCCAAGGAGCAGGTGAGAGATGCAAGTTTTCTCCATCACCCCACCACTTTGAGTATACACCGAACGCGGCCAACAATCGAGACCTTGTCACGCTCCGGATCCGTGTCGAAGGGCTCATAAGCCTTGTTATCTGAAATCACCCGGTAACCTCCGGGGCGCATGGACACTCGCTTCACCAGGCTTGAATCGTTCATCCTGAGCACGTAAATACCGTCACCGTCCCAGCCGCCGATGTCGCACACTACCATGTCATCCTCGGTCAAGGTAGGTTCCATGCTATCACCGCGAACCGGAAGGGCTGTCAAATGCGTCCCGTATCGCCTGAGTGCCTTGGGAACTTGGACCCAACCCACCACCTCATCTGTTTCAGACAGAGATGCACCACCGCCAGCAGACACCGCCTGATCCAGCATCGGAATGCGGAACGCCCCAGGGCCGGGTGACTTCTCCAAAGGCAGGATAGGCGGGTCGCCGTTCTTTGGTCCCCACGTGTTTTGAAGTCGCGAGGCAAGCTGCTCAGCAGCCTCCACATGGTCGTCGACAGCCCTTTCAACAGGGTCGTTGATGTCGCTAACTTCTCTCACAGTGAGAGAAGTTACATTTTTGTCATGCGTTGCATCCTGGGGCAAATTACTCACAGTGAGTAATTTAGAATGGTTAAATACTGGACCAACCCCTGTAAGAAGCCAATCCGGATTAACTTTAAGTTTTTGAACCATGAGTTCTAGGAAGCCAGCTGATGGGTTTTTAGACCTACCTTGCTCAATCTCTGATATTAGACCAGATCGCACACCAAGAATTCTAGCAAGGTCGGCTGATTTTAACCCGGCTTGAGTCTTTATCTCACTGATTCTACTCGACCAATCAGTCATATTTCACCAATTGCACGATATTTCACAAATACCCCTTGACAAAAACGATATATCGAACGATACTCGATATATCGGGCGTTCCTTTTGGAACGTTAACTTAAAAAAGAAGAGGGAGCGCACCTGGCCAGGTTCACCGCTCCCCCTCTTAAAGGACGGAGACAGTATGACGCAGAAACCTAATCTCGTCAAACCTTTTGCCTACGCACCGCCGGAAGAGCGGAAGGCGAAGGCAAAGTATTTAATGGCCCTTCGCGGGTTGAAGGTTATAAACCTTCACAAGCTGCTGGGATTCAAACCAGTGCGCGAAATGGTCGGTTACGTGCTGAACGGCAAGCGCAAGTCGGCCCGGCTGGAAGAACGGATCGCCACGGTTCTCGGCGTAACCCGCGAGGAGTTGTTCGGCAACTTGCCTCTGCGCATCTGGCGGATGAACGGCAAGGGGGTGGCCTGATGGACGCTCCCAAGTTTATTTACGCCCCGCCGGAAGAGCGGAAAGCAAAGGCGTGGTATCTGTTAGCCATAAGTAAGTTACAGGTGAGAGACCTGCACAGGCTTCTTTGCATTAGCCTGGATGTGAGCATGGTCGGAAAGGTTCTCCGGGCTATACGCAAATCGGCCAGGCTGGAAGAACGGATCGCCACGGTGCTCGGCGTCACCCGAGAGGAGCTGTTCGGTAACCTGCCCTTACGCAACTGGCTCACGAACGGCAACGGGGGTGGGCTGGTGGACGCTCCCAAGTTTGGCCATATGTATCGAAGTCCCCGAAACGGGCTGGTCGTCACCTGCGTACCCGCGCCGGAACCCATCCTGCCGGGCATGTTTGCCGGCGTGATTATCTACCCAGGACGCCTCTCCAAGTGGCACGTTCCGGGCGAGCTACACCTTAATCATAGCACAGACGCCTTTGAGGAAGTCAAAGACATATCGGGGGTGGAAGGATGAGTATTGCCTTCTACATCGGATTAATTGTTGGTGGGATTGCTGGGCATATCATCGGGCTTGTCCTTTTTAACTTTTTCTTGGACAACGGGGCTCTTATCGTCAAAAAAGTGAAGAAGTTTGTCTACAGCATTCGACCCACTGTAACGATTTATCTTTTCCCGAAGCACTTTCGCAACCTTATTAAAAGATTCGGAGAAGTCATCAATGAACTTCCATGTTACCGAAGACGGCTTAGAAGTGCATGCCCACTTATGTTCTCTTATTACCTCGATCAAATCAGAGAAACTTCTGGAAACCTCACTATGAGCCCAAATCTGGGTCTCAAAAGAAATATCTGTGAACTTATACAAGAGAGCAATAAGAAATTTCTCAGCACCATCAGAGGTAATGAGTTCATGAAAGATTTTATGAGGCGCGAATTTCGCTACTACAACAGAAATCTTCTCATGCGCGCCAAGCCTCTTTGGAATCAGGTCATGGACAAGTTCATACCTCCTGACTACCCGCTCTTTGTGGAATATGAAGATCTGTGTGAGAACAGTTCCAAGCAAGGTAATACCACCCCCAATAAGCGTTCCAATCAAAGCCTCCGACATGCTGATACCTCCTCTTCTAGTGTAGTGGATCCGGAGGCCAACCATGGCTGAGTTTCTCACCACTTCCGATCTAGCCAAGGTACTGAATGTCACACCAAGGGCGGTAGCGCTGCGGGCTGAGAAAGAAGGCTGGCCCTGGATCAAGGACGGACGCAAAAAGGGATTCTATCGGGAAGAGCTTCCGGTAGACATTCAGACCCATCTGGTTGACTTACTGGACGCCGACGCAGTAGGAGCCCTCGCCGAAGCACGGGTGTACAATATGGTGCGTAACGAAGACCGCCAAACTGCCATGTACCGAATGATGGTAGTGCAACACGCTAAACAAGCCCGTTCTAGAGGTATGAACCTTACCACTTTTACAGCCTCCTATAATGCGGGAAGCTATCCTTTAGTTTTTAAAATTCTGGGAAAATTGAGCGCTAAAACTCTTTACCGCTGGATACAAGGCGTCGACCACGACAATATCGCGGCCGTGGTTCCGAAGTGGAGCCTAAGAAGCAAAGAACGAGCCCGCGGGGTCCTGACCGAGATGGAAAAGGAAGCCTTGCGCGCCTGGTACCTGGATCAGCGCAAGCCTTCGGCGGCGAGTTGCTACCACAGACTGGTGAACGGCCCCCTCCAAAGTAAAGCCAGCTACGCCACGGTGCTCCGCTATCTCACGGGGGGGTTGGACAAGAGCCTGGTGAGCCTCTACCGGGAAGGGCCTACAGCCTTCCGCGATAAGTACATGCCCACTGTGGTGCGCGACCCAACGGCTTATTCCCCCATGGAACAGGTGCAGTCCGACCACCACAACTTCGACTTCTTTATTAACGCCGGCAACGAACTACGACGCCCCTGGGTTACGGTCATGGTGGACTATTCTAGCGGCAAGGTTCTCAGCTGGATGCCCAGCATGGCGCCCAACAGCTCGGTGATCGGCATGGCCTTTTACCTCATGGTGACCAAATACAGCGCACCGGTGGAAATCCACACCGACAACGGTAAGGATTACCTCGCCAAGAGTTTGACGGGGACCGCGGTGAACTGGGGGCAGGAAGACGAAGCAAAAGAGGCCGAGCTCCAAGGGCTCTACGCCTTGTGCGGTACCCGGCTCATTTTGGCGACGCCCTACAACGGCAAGTCAAAGGGTCGAACAGAGCGGATGTTTGGCTCCATCAAAGCGTACTTCGACAAACAGTTTCCTACCTACACCGGGTCAAACACCGTTACCAAGCCCGAGGAAGCCAAGCTCCTGCACCGCCGTATCGGAAAGCTGGCCAAGCGCAAAGTGGAAGGTCTGGACTTTACCGTCTTCTCACAGGCCCTGGATGAGTTCTTTACCAACTGGAACGCCCAGTGGAGAGGCGAAGCCAAAGGCCGTTCAGGGATGACCGCCGACGAAGCCTTCACAAGCCGGGCCTCGGTAGCCAAGACGGTGAATATGGGGCTTCTCGAAAACCACTTTGGAACGCCCTTCCTTCGAACGGTGGGCAAGTACGGAGTGGAGCTGGACCACGTGCATTACTACCACCGCTCCTTGCTGGAACACTACTTTGGACAAAAGGTTCTGGTTCGGCGGCTCTGGCACCGGCCAGGCGAGGTAGTTGTTTCCGACCAAGAAGGCCGTTTGATTGCCCGAGCTATTGCAGGTCAGTTCAACGAAACCGCCGACCTGGACAAGGTGATGCGTTTCAAGGCTCAGGAGATTCGCTATTTCACTAACAAGGCGCATCTTCTCAAAGCCCGCACCAGTGAGAACGAAGGACCGTTCTTCCAACTGGCAGCCGGGGCTGAGCACCAGGCCCTTCCCGAAGAGAAGGAAGCCCCCAGGGCTTCATCCAAACCCAAACTGATCAGCCCCTTGGATGTGGGCTTAGAAGGATAATTTCATGACCCATCAAAAGACCTTAAAACAGGAATTCACGGACTTCTTAAAGATTCACGCCATATCTCAGGCTAAAGCTGCCGAAGGCTGTGGTTACACCCCGGGTGTGCTCAGCGGGTGGATCTCGGATAGTTATAAAGGCGACACCTTTGCAGTCGAGGGCACTATACGCTCATGGTTGGAGAGAGAAGGGCGTCGACGCGCCCGGAAAACTATTCCCGTCGCCAATACTGAATCCTTTAACCGCATCACAAAGGCCATTACCCTGGCCCATGAGAATAAAGACATCGCCCTGGTGGTGGGGGAAGCGGGCTTTGGCAAAACCACTGCTCTTAAAGCCTACGCCGAGGCCAACCCTCACAACGCCATTTACATCAACGTCAACAAGGCCATGACGAAGCAAACGCTGATCTACGAGATTGCCGCCGGTTTGGGCTTTGAACGCAAAGGTAACTTCCCAGACGTTGCGATGCGCGTACACCAAAAGCTGGCAGAACAAGATATGGTGGTGATGGTCGACGAAGCCGACTACCTCAAAGACGACAGCCTGGAACTTCTGCGACAAATCGTCAACGACGCGGGACAAAGCGGCCTGGTTCTTTCCGGGCTACCGCGCCTGGAATACCGGATCATCACCCTCAAGAACGACCATCAGCAGATAGCCAGCCGCATCGGCGTCTACGCCGCGGTAGCCGGACTCAGGGAACTAGACGCACAAAACATCGTGCTCTCAGCCTGGCCTAACTTGGTGCAAGACCGTGAGACTCAGAAAGCCTTCTGGAAGGGATGCGGCCCCTCGGCCCGGAGGCTTTCCAAACTTATAGAGAACGCCCACCGCACCTGCATGGCGAATAACCTGGAAATGCCCACGGCGGAAGTGGTCGCCGCCGCCGGAGCCCTCATACTCGATGACACCAAAAGGAGGATTGCATGAGTAAAACCGCACTGTCCAAGTCCACAGTGACCGAAATCATTAACCTGCACGAGCAGCTGGGAGGGATGGTCAAGGCCACGGTGGCGCTGGTCTGGAGACTCGGGGAGAAACTCACCCTTGTCAAAGACGCACTCGACTTCGGGCATTTCGGAGAATGGATTGCAGCGGAAATGCCATTTTCACATCCCACGGCCAATAGGTACATGAAGGTCTATCAGAAGTTTCCCGCAGGGATTACCGAGGACATGAACCTCTCCGAAGCCTACCTGGAGTCCGGCGTCAAGCGCCTGGGCGCACCCGAGTTGGAACCTGTGAAGATCCCCAAGGAGTTCCGCCGGGACGGTCCCGAAGCGGTCAAAGCGGTTCTTCGAATGCCGGTTAAATCGACCGCGCACCTCAAGAAATACCGGGTCGCCGTGGTCAATAACGCCATACAAGTGGTGCGCCCAGGTTGGCATGATCCACTTCTTGTCGGCGGCATCCATATCGACACTAACGAACCAGAGCTTCTCAGCGCGAAAGAAAAGCTGGAAGACACCATTCAGGCCGCCATGGAACTCTTCCTCGAAGAGCGCGAACAGCTGGAAGATAACGGCATGATAGCCGAGCTGTTTGACCCCTCGCCGGTTGCGGAGGTAGAGCGCGTATTCAAGAAGAAAAAGAGTAAGCCAGTAGCACTCAAGGAGGACGCATGAGCACTTTAATTTTAGATTCTGAAGGGTACGCAGAACTCATGCACAACCTGCGGACCATCGAGACCTTGGCAGTAGCTGGAAGAATTAACGGCAGCTCGTTGGAAGCTTGCGAGTCCATTACAAAGATCGCCGCAAATGCAAAACTTCATGTTATGGAGCATGTCTATATCAGGAATGAAGCAGAGAAAGATGAAAAGGAGGGCAATGATGTCGAGAATTAAGCCCCAGGTTGTGGGCAAGATTGGGAGTCTGGAGGAAGCGGACGCCACGCTTCGGGAAATTGGCGAATGTGTCTTGGAACTAGAAGTCATTGATTCCGAGATTGATCAGCAGATTGCCTCGCTCAAGGCCAGCGCCGCCGAGAAGGGTAAGTCATACAGGCAGAGAATAGATTCGCTTTCTGAGCGGCTGGGAGCTTATGCCGAGTACAACAAAGTCGAACTTTTTGCCGACCGCAAGAGCGTGGAGCTGACTTTCGGAACCTTCGGGTATCGCAAGTCTACAAGTATCCATGTAAAAAAGACTACCCTGGATCTTCTGCGTGATCTTGGTCTTTACCAGTTCATCCGTATTAAGGAAGAGCCGGACAAGGAGGCTATGGCTGATATGTCAGAACCAGACCTTGCTAAGGTAGACGCCAAACGCGTAGAGAAAGATAGCTTTTTCTGTGAGCCCAAAAGGGATGCCGTGAACCAGGAGCTTTTAAAAAAAGGAGCATAAACCGCCTTTCTGGACGTTAGGCGGTAGGAGGAGAGTCATGTTGATAAATCGAAATCAGAAACTAGCCTTAATACATCTCGCTAAAAAGAAACTTGGCTTAAGCGATGACCAATACCGTGCTGTCCTTGTGGCAGTCACAGGCGTGGATTCATCAGCTCAGCTACAAAGCGAGCGGCAATTCGATGATCTCATGACTCGATTCCTTTCTTTAGGCTTTAGCACGAGAAGGCAAAATAAACGCCCCACTTGGTCGGACTTCTGGCGGTGCACCTCCTCCCAGCGCGCTCAGATTGAAGTACTATGGAAACGCGTTGCCCGCTCTCCAACTCCTGAAAGTCTTCGAAAGTTCGTGCAGCGCATGAGCGGAATTGATGCACCTAACTGGCTCGACAAAACAGGTGCTACCAAGGTTATTCTAGCCCTCAAGAAGCTCGCCATTCAGGCGGGAAAGGATCCGGAGAATGCTACTTAAACTCTATAGCCCTGCTCAGGCCGCCAAGCGCCTGGGAGAACCCCGTAGATCTGTTTATTACTATTTAATGATGGGGCGCTTGGAAGCTTGGAAGGTGCGCCACCTTTGGAGGATACCCGAAAGCTCTTTATCAGCAATTAAAGAGTACGCAGAACTCCTGCCATTACCCATAAAGGAAGAAAACCATGATAAGACCATCAACCAAAATTCAACTCAAAACCAACTTGCCTTTGATTTTGACTGTGCCTGAAGTTGCGGGTATTTTATGCGTGTCACAAAAGACAGTGAAACGCATGGTGCGCGATGGCCAAATCGATTCAATTACCGAAGAAAAAGAAACTCAAATTTTACGTGATGATTTGATTTTCTACTTGTCAAAACACAGCAATTTATAAAGGCCCAAATTACAGTTTTAATAGGGGGGTTAATGCTAGCTTGATGCCATGAGGTACTTGCTAAATAACCCCTATCATACTCAACGAAACAACAAGATCGCTCCGGCATCCACGTGCAACGTCACTGCCATGATTATGGCCCTACGCTCCAGTGGGGTAGAGTTTGTTGTTCCCGTGGACACTCAGCCAGAGGATCACTTAGCCGAACTTTTAAATTCAGAAACAGTAAAGACCAAACAACTTAAGGAATTTCCTACCCTTGGCACCCGACCAGCAAGAGAAATACACGATCTACTATCGTGGGGGACCAATTATCTGCTGTGCCACAGGGTTGTCAGTCGCTTCACCCTTAAAGCCGACCTTCGACTTCTGTTGTGGAGAATTGCGGCACTCCGCAGCGGTGCGGTAGTGGCCGGACGTTTTACAACTTATGGACACATGGTGGCCCTGGTCGGATTCGAATATGAGGGCGAAATACCGGAGACCTGGTTAGAAACGAATCTCGACCTGGTCAAGTCCGTCATCATCGACGACCCTTGGGGAAATATACACTCTGACTACCGTGACCATAACGGCAACAACGTTGAACTGACCTTGGCAGCCTTTAACCACTACACGCGTGAGTACGACCACGTCGGGAAAAAGTGGGCGCACATTATCGACCCTACAGGGAGGTTTGAAGGATTATGAGCGGTGAAAGCGGCTTTAAAATAGAAGATTACCAGGATGGGAAAGAACCTATAACAGATTCAAAACCCTTGTCCATTTGGCAGGATGGAACAGGCGCTTACTCATTGATGCGCAAGTTGGTACACAGGGTTGTTCATATTGGACTTCTGATTGCCCTTGCGGGCACTGTGGCCATGTTCATGGGTAACCCACAAGCCTCTGCCATTACCATTACAGGCGCCGGAATGGTTACAGCTGGTCTAGGGATGAAGGGTGTTCAAGCCTTTGCGGAGGCTCAAAGTGGTGCTCTCTAATATCTGGAAAAAAATCAAAGATTTCTTCATAGGGATCGTACTTGGGCTTTTAGCTTTCGTCTTGATATTTAAGAAGGACAACATACAGCCAATCTCAGAAGAAAGAAAAGAGGAAAAACGAGATGAATTACAAAACACTCCTGCTCGTGAGCTTGTTGACCGTTCCCATGATCCCGTGCGCCTTCGCGCAAGAATCGAACAGATCGACGCCGAGTATCGAGAATCCGTACGGGATCAGACTCGACGCCGACTACTCGGGGCCGGTAGTGCTGGAACTCCTTCAAATGATGGAGGAGGAAGCTAGTGAAGCGATCTCGAAAGCGTTCGAAGAAGGGTACAAGGAAGGTCTACTCGCGGAAGCCCCCGAGAGGGTTTTTTGGCAGACTGAAGCAGAGAACTTACGAGCCGACTTTTTTCCCAAATCCTGGGTCGGACCCACTGCTATTGCTTGCTTTAGCCTCGGCGTTCTTTCGACGCTCCTTGCTCAGAACCTTGGGAGGTAGATGATGGACCAGCTTGTTCTCATGCTCTTGCAATACGGCTCAGCCCCAGCGCTTCTCGTTCTTGCTTTTGCTATCGGACTCATGGGAAAAAGGCTCTCCGATTTTGATCGTAAGAGTGATCGTCGTATTCAGGAAATGCTTGCCCAAGTAAAGGAAGAAATTTCCGCTCTCGAGCGTTCTTTAGATTCTAAGGTAGCAAAAATGGATGAGGCGGTTGATGAGCTCGCTAGGCGGGTTACTGTTATTGAAAGGGACTATCTGCCAAGACAAGAGCATTACCGTGACTTCTCGGGGTGGAGAGAAGAAATACACCGGGTGGTTGACCGCCTCGATCGTCTGGCAGAAAGGGAAAAAAAATGAAGCAAACAACGCTACGTGGTAAAATTCTGGAATTTCTTAAGAACATTTACCCAGAGGGAGCTGACGAACGAACAGTGATAGGAATCTTTTATGATTACCACAAGGTTACCGACATAGAACAGTCACTCGCCTATCTTGCGGACAAATGTTTGGCTTCAGTAAAAGACTTGCCTCACCCTTATAAGAGTGGTGAGCGAGTGAAAATCTACCGTATCTCACCCACAGGTATCGACCTTATGGAAGGTACTATTACAGACGCTGGTGTAAACATCTGCCCGGATGTGGACTAATGGGCCGCCGCAGTAACGCCGACCTGCTCGGCATCGTAGAGCAGATCATGGACCTGTATAACTCCCAGAAATTGACGATTAATCAAATCGTCGAGGAGTTACAACATAAGGGGTTTGCCGTTTCTCGGAGCGGTATTCAGCGGACAGTTCGCTCTTATAAGGAGACGGCGAGGCTTTATAAAAAAGCCATGGAAGAATCCAAAATACTGATCGACATGGTGCGCTCAGACCCTAACACCGATGTGAACGAAGCGAGCCTTTCAATTCTGAGTCGAAACTACTTTGAGTTTGTCCAGAGTATGGATGGTTTGCAATTCAAAGATTCCGCCGAAGCCGCTCATGCGCTCAAGGCCTTGGTGCAAAGCCAGACGCAAATTGCCAAGCTCAGACTCAACTTCCAAAACGGTGTGGCAGCGGCGAAAAAGTCAGTCATGGAGACCATTCGGAAAGAGCTCCAAAACCATCCCGATTTACTCGATCGTCTAACAGCTGTCGTTGGCGGCTTGGAGGTCAGTACTTGAATCTTTTAGGGGAACTTGTCGGCGGCCAAGGGGCTGTCGACAAGAAGAAAGAATCCGAAGCCAAGAAAGACCGTGTTACCCGCGCCCAGCGGGATTTTGGCTTTTTTTGCGAGACTTATCTCAGCGATTATTTCTTCACAGACGCCGCAGAGTACCAACGCATTCTTTTCGACGTTGCTGATAGTCAGGCTCTTTCCCCACAAACCATCAACCAGCTCAAAGTCTTTGTTCAACCCAAGTACCAGGACCTTTTGCAGCCGAATGAAACACTAGCCGGTGCCATGTTCATTGAGCCACGTGAACACGGCAAGACCGTCCGGTGGTCGTTTGCTTATCCCCTTTGGCGTCTGCTATGCAACAAGAGCAGGTATGTCCTTCTCATTGGTGCCGCTGGCGCAACCGCATCGGAAAACCTCATTAATATCCGCACCGAACTTGAAGAGAACGAAGCCTTGATGGAGGACTTCGGCGACATGAAAGGTGATGGCCGCTGGAGTGATAACCGCATCGAGCTCAAGAACGGCACCTGTTTGCAAGCCAAAGGTTCGGGCATGTCTATGCGCGGTACCCGCTACCGCCAATACCGCCCCGACCTGATTATTCTGGATGACATCCTTAAAGACGACGCGGTAGATTCTCCCACCCAGCGGAGCAAGATTCACCGTTGGTTAAAGCGCGTGGTTTTCAACCTGGGAAAGACCGCGTTCCTAGTCTGGGTGAATACCATTTTTCACAATGATGATCCTATAAGCCGTCTAATGGAGGAACTGAGAAGAGGTACGCTAAAGCGGTGGATTGCGGTACGCCTATCCTGTTGGAAGCCCGATGATTCTCCTTTATGGCCCGAAAACTGGTCACGGGAAATTCTTGAAGAGAAGCGTACTACACTGGGTTCCGATGTCTTTTCCACCGAATACGAAAACGAACCACTCTCCGATGAAGATCGCATCATCAAAGAAGAGTGGATCAGAAGAAACCAGTACACCTCCGACGAACGCCCGGCGCTCAACCTGCTTCGGAAATTCAACGGTGTGGATCCCGCAACAGGCGCACACGACGGCACCGCTATGGTTTCCATTGGGGTTGATCAAGTTGGAACAATCTGGATTCTCGACCAATGGAGTAAGCCCTGCAGCGAAAACGAAACAGTTCTCCAACTCAGTACCAAGCACAAAGTTTTCCAATATGAACAAATTGCTTGGGAAGGAGTGAGCTTCCAGAAAATCTACGCGCGTTTCGTAGGAATGTTAGCCGCTCAGCAGGGTGTCTATCTCCCGATTAGAACAGTCGAAGCCGGAGGAGATTCTAAGGCGACACGTCTTCGTGCAATATCACCACTTATTGAAAACGGACTCATCCGGTTCCGCAAAACAGGTGATGAAGAACTTATCGATCAACTTTGCCAGTTTCCAAAAGCCAAATTTGACGACCTTTGCGACGCCTTGGCTTACGCTGTGAAAATTGCTGGTTCAGGTCCTTCGGCGCCTTTTATTTTCCAGGCTGGAAAACGGCAATCAAAGTCCATTTTAAGGGGGTTTTAAATGTCCAAGAAAAAGATTCAAAATGATGTCCTTGTCAAAAGGCTCATCCTTGCAGACAATGCAAGTTCCTTGATGGCCTACCTGCCTAACCCCGACGAAGTACTTACCAACTCTGGGGAGGCTCTCTCCATCTACCGAGATATGAAGGTGGACGGTAGGGTAAAATCGCTTTTGAAATTAGCCCGCGGACAAATAACCAAATGGCCGATCCACCTGGAACAAGGCGAAGCCCTTCCCAAGGTGGAAGAATTTGTTAGAACAGCCATATCCCAGGTGCCTCTTGAAAAAGTGGTTCGCCGCCTTCTCCCTGCCGTAGACTTTGGCTTTTCTGTGGCCGAGGTTGTGTGGCAGAACAAGGACGGCTGGTGGTACCCCGAAGATGTAATCGGTAAAAAGCCTGACCGCTTCCTTTTTGATAAAGACGGACTTTTGTCCCTCAAAGATAAGAACGACCTTATACCTCTTTCGGGGTATGATTATAAATTTCTCCTCTTCCGACATGATAAGGAGCCAGAAAACCCTTACGGTACCAGTCTCCTCAAATCGGCTTACTGGCCCTGGAAATTCAAGAAGGCCGGTCTTGGCTTCTGGCTGACCGCAACAGAGAAGTTCGCCGTGCCGACAATTCTTGCGCTTTTCGATTCTCAAGAAGGTGAAGAAAAGGTCAAAGCGCGAGCCCAAGCCCTGGGTGAAATGCTCAGCTCCATCAACTCCGGATCCACGGCATCCGTTGCCAACGTCAAGGATATTAGGACCATCACCACGGCGGGAGACCTGGCCGACTTTAGGGCGCTCATCGACTGGTGTGATACGCAAATTGCTTATGCTCTTACGGGGCAATCACTCGCCACCGGTGAGGCGGAGTTCGGTTCGCGGGCGCAAAGTGAAATCCACCAGGACACCATGGAAGACACGGCAAGGGCCGCCATTACTGACCTCACCGAGGTTTTGCAGCGCTTTATCGATTGGATTGTAGAACTGAACTTCGGGCCGGATATCGCTTCACCTCAAATCTTCTTTGACACCGCCAATCACGCGAGTTGGGACATGGTGCGTGATGCTCTGGATCGCGGATTCCCGGTATCAAAAAGCGCTCTCTATGACCGCTACGGTCTACCACGGCCGAAGGACGAAGAAGATGCTTTCCTATCTCCCAACCCCCAACAGCCAGCGGGTCAAGACCTCTTTATGGCCGACGAACCGGTAAAAAAAAACGGCTTTCGGAAGAGGTTGTTCTAGCCCAGGAAAAGGCAAAACTTAAAGAGCTTGATGGCATCGCCAGCCGCTACCAGGATAGGATTATGGAACGGCTTCGGGATAAAGTTCGAACCTGGTTCAACTCTTTTAAGGGATTGCCAACAAAGGAAGAGCTTGAACAGACAACGCCCTACAACAATGACATTGACTTGTTCCGAGAAACAGAGGAGGTTTTCCTTCTTTCGGCACTCACAGGAATGGACCATGCATCCACCGATTTAGAGTTAGCCGATGAGGATATCAGCCCGGAAGGTATTTCGTTCGAAGAGGCTTCAACGTTCCTAAAAACCAGGCTTCCTCTCACTTCAAAAGAATGGTATGACCTTGAACCAAAAGTGAGATTTCGGGCGTTCACCGTTGCCGCTCTCGGAGAAGTAGATGCCATTGATAAAGTAAAGCAACGCCTCCTCTCTACCATCGAGAAAGGAGGAACGCTGGAGCAGTTCTGGAACGAACAAAAGTTGTTGGAGAACGGCGGCCTAGCCGGAAGGAATCCTATGTATTGGGAAACGGTCTATCGAACCAATATGCAGACTTCCTACAACGCCGGCCGTGCTATGGAGTTCCAGCGGACACAACCTGAATACCTTGAATTCATAGGCGTCGAAGATGAACGGCAAACTGATATATGTTCCAAACGTAGCGGGATCATTCTCCCTGCCTCGCATGCGTTTTGGAAGTCGAACTGGCCACCGCTCCACTTCAATTGTCGCTCTACTGTTCGACCAGTCCCCCAAGAAGAGATTGACTACATCAAGCAAACGAACCCGACATGGGAACGGACACCGGACAGAAATCTGCCCATCGGCGAGGATAAAAAAGGCTTCGGCGAGAACCCGCTGGACTCGGGCAGTTTCTTCAAAATCACGCCTGGAATGGCTGATCGGATTGAAGGAAATCCTCTTTTAAAGATGGATTTATTAGAAGTAGCACAATCTTCTGGCGTTGTTTCCGACCCGATTCAATCAATTCGCCTCATCCAACAAAACGCCGCAGTCAGGATAAATAACCAAATGATTCAGGACGTTATAGAGGAGAGAAAAATTATTAAAGCCGAATTAGCTCCTCTGATTGGTAAGAAGGTTTTTGTTCCTTCATTGTCTGAAAGCGTAGAGATTAGTAAAAAAGGTATTGACCACGCCTTTGCTTTCTCTGCTAGCAAAGTAAAAATTAACGCACTTCTGGATTTGGAAAACATACTTAGAAAATCCATTTTAGCTGGTAACCCTGTCGAATATTCCAAAGGTGGTGGAATGTATAAGGAGGTCATTTACACAAGAGTAGTTATCGAAACAGGAACTCAACCGAGAATTCTCAATTTCACAATTTTCAGAAGGCAGGATAATTCCCTGGTTCTTTATGATGTTGCTGAACGGAAAATTGTGAAGGGAAAAAAATAA